CCCCAGCCGCAACAGCGACGATAAACGATAGAATGTGATCCAAATGAAACACCTCCCTTCTGTCACCAGATTCGGAGGCGGTAACGTTAGCATTATAGCACAGCAGCAATTATGCCGCAATCAAAATATAGACCTCAGGAATCCCCTGGGCCTGTCTGCGTTGCGACGTCGCACAGCTCTACTTATTCTTTCTTTATTCCCTCTTCTGGGGTATCCACTACCGTTTCAATCTTTTTCTTTATAAAACGTAATACCGGACTTAATACAGGAATTGCCACTCCTGTCGCCTCACAATTCTCCGTAATACTGATCAACTCATTGATTACCAGCCAGGACGCCACCATCGCGGAGAACAGCAGCGGAAACGCCATTTCAATATGTAAGTTGGCTGCTACGTAGGAAATCATACAGTCTATTCCGTATCCCACAAAAATCAGTATGTACATCATTACTTTTTTCACAATACCCGCAAATGACTTTTCGCTTGTAATCTTTTCCCCATTCACCTTTGATGCTGCCATTCCTGTAAAGTAGTCAATGATATTGCAGGGGATCAGCAAAGCTAACGGGATTGCCAGCACTCCAAAGAAACTGAAAAACGCTCCGATAGCTGCACTTATTGTGTATTCGATTGCTTTAGCTTTCATCTTATACCTCTCATTCTTATTTTTCAGGATTTTCTTTCAGCCATTTTTCTGTTTTCTTACGCCAGAATTTAGGTACATCTTCCAGCGTGATCTCTCCTGCCCGAATCTGTGTTCCATAAAAAGCCCCCATTATACCTCACCTCCCTCTGCAAGCGCCCCAACCGTTTCTCCCAGATCTCCGATAGCGCCGTCCTGAATCTTCTGACCAGTTTCAACGCTGTCCAGGCGTTTTTCTATCGCGCTTTTTTCCCGCAGATTGTAGGTGGTGGTTACGGCTCCATCCGCATCCACTGTGGACGTTTCAGATACCAGCATAAGATCTGTATACGTTCCGACCGTCAGCCCGCTTCCGTTCTTGATCTGTACCTCTGCCAGGTTCTCCTCGGTCAGTTTCTGCCAGATCTGCAGCATTGCTGTTCTGTCAGCTGCTGCTACTTGGATCGCTGCAAGAGATGCACCCACCTCCAATTCCACTGTGGTTCCATCCTTTAAAATCATTGTGTCTTTCATTTCTTTTCCTCTCTTTCTTTACTTTTTGTTATGGATAAATATACAAAAAGGGCCTTAATAGACCCTAATTTTCAACTTTTGACGCTGTAGACTAAATGATATAGCAATATGTCTGGGGCTATTTTTTATAAAAATCAACTTCCTCCTAACAATAACGCCGACGATGCTGATGTAAATGGGATTTATATCATTGATCATCAGACCAATATGGGAACAGCTGGAATAGAAAGCGGATACGGAATTTTGTTTTGCTTTGGCCAAGGAATGGGGCCAGGAGATAACTCATCCTGGCGTTGGCAACGTGTATTTCGGTCAGGTTCATTTTCTGGTGGAATACGAACAAAGGTCAACGAATCGCCCTGGACTGACTGGACAGAAAAATCATAAATTATACACTGGATGATGTGCCTATTGTGGTCCAGCCGGACCATGTCCCGAGGCGCTTGTATCGAGTGAACAGATTAGGATCACCAACTGCCATTGCAAGCTGGCACAGCCATTGATCACCGGTGCTGTAGGTGATGCAGAAACCATTACCATATACAGTGTTTCCGGTTTTATATGGGGTACTGGCTGTATCTGGGTCCCAAACAACAAGGTTAATCCGGTTGAGAATGTTAGTGTCTGCATTGTCAATGTATGATGACTTAACCGGATCCACATTTGTTTTGACTGTATTAAGGTCACTGGACAGCGATTCTAGTCGGCTTCCTGTATCTCCTAAATTGCTATTTTGTTGAGTGATCTGATCCTGGAGATTCTTTCCAAAAGCAGCATCAAGTGGATACTTTCCCGGTTCGTTGCACAAGCCATTATTTACAAGCTGGCCAGCATGAAGGATAAATGACATTCCAGCTTTAAAGTTCTTGTAAAATGTAATAGGATTCATTTTACTGACTACCTTCTCAAGGAATGCTGGAAAGCTGGTAATCCCTTCTACCGTTCCACTATCGTCAAATTCCGGTTTATACAGACCTTGAATTCCTTCTTCCATATTGTTCAAATGTTCCGCATCAATATCTGGTTCTGAATCATTCACCCAATGTGTAGGTATATATTCCTTCTCTGCCATGTTTTCTCTCCTTACTTTTTACACTTCAACTCTCGTAATGTCAGATTGGCAATCGCTATACTTGACGTAGTACGCATACTAAGCGATATGTATAGGTACCTGCTTCCTGTAACTGATGCCACATTAAGCGTACGGTTGCTGACATTGCCATTTGTGTCTGGTATTTCACGCTGCCAGTAAGTTCCAAGTCCTTCGTGATAAGTTTTTCCAGAGCCACTATCAGCCCTTCTATAAATATACTCCGTTTCATATCCTGTCGCTGCCAGAACCGAACATCCACCTGTTGCATTATCCAGAGAATACCGCAATTCAATCTCATTGATTTCGTCAAAATTCAATGGCCTGTTAAAAACGATCGCCGTTGTTACATAACGTGTATCCAGCGGATTTTCAAGATGCAGATTATCGCGTCCGAACGTCACATCTCCCACATAATATTCTCCGGCTTTTCTTCCAAATGCAGGAAAAGAGTTTATCGATTGGCCAGGAGCAAATACGCCGTTATAATATGGCACCATAGGATCGTTGTTCTCATACCCTTCATAAACTCCGATAATTGTGTAGTCACCAAGTTTTATAACTGTCCCCTTTTTTATATTAAAGGCATTTAGATTTGGTAGCCCTGCTATGACTACATCTTCTATCATATATTTATCCTTTGTCTCTACTGTCTGCTGCTCGCCACTAGGAATTATATATTGCTGTTCCATGGTCGGAATGTTTTGCACAATCCTGCTGCCTGCGGCATAGTAGCCTGCTGCCGACTGATACTCCCCGTTAATTGTCAAGACATGATCAGCGGCATCAATGATCGGCATGGTACCTATCTGTTCTTCATCGCTGCCCTGTCCAATAAAAGTTTTGCCCTTTTTTACATACCCTGGCTTAGCCGTCAATCCACGGATGTCTAAAGCCGCACCTGTATTCTTTACTATACACTCCACCAGTTTTCACCACCTAATCTACGAAGCCTTCAAATTTTCCCGTATACGAACCTATCTGCACACCTTTTTTTATTACATCTTCCGATATTCCCTGTATAGCAGCTATGACCACATTTCCAGTCATATATGCCCCTTTCACTCCTGCCTTTAGTCCATTGATTGTTGGAACTATATATTGTGGTCCAATTACCGGAATTTCCTGCGTCACTTTCACAGAGTTGGCGTGGCCTTCCGGGATCATATAGGTCCCATTGATGGGAAGTTCTGCTTGAACTGTACCATTTTCTACCATACTGCCAACCGCTGCATTCTCACTTTCATTTCCTACAAAAATATACGGAGGCAGAACATCTTCCCTTTTTGCAGTTAAGATTTCATTGTTAAAAGCACTTCCGTTATATACCCGGCACTCTGCCATAATTTATACCCCCTTTATCATGATTGAAAAATCTACAGTGGGCCTTGAACCATAGCAATACAGCATTATAGTTCCTTCTCCACTCACAGCACGATCCACATACCCAAACGCCTTTTTTCTGTTTTTGGCCACATCTACAGACGGAGAATCCCCAAGCCAGGGCCCCCCGACCGACGGGCTATCCTCTGCCGTAATCCCTGGAACAGATATTTTTTGCGAATATGGAACAGATTGACTCCAATTATTGGCAGGTACATTTACCACACTCTGCCCCTTTAGTTCTGCATCCAGATCTTCGATCTGTTTTTTTGTTGTTTTTATTTTCTCATTTGCATCATTGATCGCTTTGTTTGTTACATTGATATCGTTAGAAGAAAATATATCCCCTTCCTCTGCATAGTCCGTTACATCGTCAAAGCTGATAGTACCATCTTCATTCTCGATCATCCGGTATTTGCGGCGTCCTGAAAATTTATCATCTCTGTAAGTAGTCTTTAAACTCATATGTTTATGCTCCTGTTTCCAAATGTACGTTTTCCCAAATGAAAGGATAATCTATATGGACCAGGAAATGATTTTTCAATCAAATCTCCTATATCAAATATAATCTTTTCAATAAAATTCGCCTGATAAACAGACGCAAACGTGATTTTCTCTGGGGTCTGCGGGGTACTGGGAAGCGTATAGTAAGCCTCCCGAATTGTTATAAGATTAGTTCGCAGCCGATCCATTTCCCTATCTGTTCGTCGGTCTTCGGGTTTCCAGTTAAGTTTGTTATCTGTAACATTCCTGTATCCATATTTGTTTAACACATAAGAAACCCATTTGATCGCTGACTCAATACGATTTAAATCCCTGTAATCAATATACGCTTTGTCTGTCAGTTCCTGTACATCTGCCGCCACACGGTCAAAAATCAGCGCATCCAGATATTTACTCATGTATTACCACCTCCGCCCGGATTTCTTTTATTCCAAACTGATATGATATGCTTTCGATCGTTCCTTCCCTCTGTCCATCATATGCAGTATCAACACCTACTACTTGTCCCAGCATCTTACTTGACAAAAGTACGTCACCCCTTACGTTTTCAGCACGCTGGTAATATTCATACACACGGTTCAGAACTTCTTTTGCATTGCCTGTATGTACCAGAGTAGCACTTGACACCTCTTTTACATTTTTATTGAACACAATAGCAGGGTTCTCTTTTAAAAGCGATGTCGTCAAGTGCGTATATTTTTTGCCCCTAAGAATCACTGTCTCCCCTGTGCCTTTAATCACGGCATAGTTATCGCCATGTTTAACCAGTTCTCCGCCAGTAACCGACAAATCATAATGCGGTTCTGAAAAAATAACTTCCGCTGTACCATTTAACACATCATTATAAAGTTCTTCTATCTCCTCTGATGGCTGGTATGTATGCACAGAAATCCTTATACCTGTAACTACATCGCTGTGTTCCAGCGTCAAACCATCAAATGCATCTGCCTGGGTAAATGTCCCTGACAATTCCGTTTGCTGCGAATAAATCATGACCCCATCATAATTACTCGTATCTACCACTGCCCCAATCGCAAAGGCAACCTGTACCAGAGCGTTTCGTTTCGTTGTATATGGGATGTGTCCGAACAATGGAATATCTGACAACGTATCATCCAGAAGATAGCCAAAATCTTCCCCGTCAAATATCTGCCCGATCACCACTGCCGCTGTCTGTCCGGTGTAAATCCCTCCAGTAAATTCATTTCCATCCAGCACGCCAATAGCATCATGACTGTCCATCTGGTAGTCTGTCCGGTTTTTTCTGGCACCGTTTTTCAGATAAAAGTTTCCGATCCTCTGCCCGTTAAAATACACCGCAAGTTTCTGTTTCTTTTGAAAGTCAAACGGTATATTGGTTTCTGTCCGTACCGTAAAATTCAGTGTATTGACACTGATATTTTCGCTGATTGCGTTGACTTCCTGTAAGCAGGAGGTTGTTAAAAGTTCATCGGAAAAGAAATCACGGTATATCCCATAATCAATCCTTGTAATAAATACCGGACGAAATGGTTGTGATGTTTCGTAAAACGTAATCACAATTTTATCGTACAGCTGCACATAATTACTGCAAAAGTACCGTACTGCATCCGGCATAAATTCCATGTCGGACAGCAGTTTGCCTTCCGAATACCATTTAACCCTCAGCTTTGTACAGTAATCGCCTGACATCATATTAAACGTCAACAGAAGGCCAACACTTGTAAATTTTTGGCTAAACATTACGGTAAGTTCTGGGGATTTGGTCACCTGTCGCAATGTACTGGATGGAAATACAAACAGGCCTGGTTTGAGCTTTTTGCTTGGGCGCACGCCTGCAGAATTTATTATCTTTGCCAGACGGCCGTTTTCATCTGACACCTCATCCGATATATACCCGTAATTTTCTGCATCATCAGGAAAATTGACATACTTACCATTCATCAACGCAAATCTCGGAAGGCACAAGGAGTACCCTGGATAGATCAGGTCATCTCTTTTAAGTTCTGGAAATGCCTTCTGGACGACTGTCTTTTGCGGCACCAGCCCATTGCCTGGATACAGCACCTTCCGCGGGCGCAGGCCGGACTGGATCACCTGAGGGCTGCTGTGCTCTTTTGCGTATGGCGCCACATCGTCATATACAATCTTTAACCCTTCTGTATTTTCTGCCGCGTCTGAGCGGATTGACTCTTTCAGGAACATCTCTCATGGCCTCCTCTGTGGTTCCATGGCTACAAAATATATGGACAACCCGCTCCACAGGTTTTTCCCTTTGATCCGTTTCATTTTATCTTTCCCCTGTGTCACATAGGCTTCAAATGTTAGATTCCTCTGCGCGTAAGGAAATGTCATCTGATGGGATCTGACAGGAGCGGATATGATTTCATAAAATGTATCATAGTCATCCCTATATCCCGGATAAGGTTCAATCTCCAGCGTGTAATTATAAAAAGTACCGGCCACTTCCCGATACATACCGTAGTTTTGAAGTCGTCCTGAGTTCTTCGTATCCGTTACCGAGAATCCCCTTTCGAGACTCATTACATTCACCCTAAGTTCTACGCCATCTATAGAAAATATCGTTTCGGTCATGCTTGCCCTTCCACCACCATTCTCACACCAACGCGTTGTTTCTCCTGATTATTAAATTTATAAACCAACTGTCCAAACTTTGTCCCATCTATAATCAAGTCTGCCCGCAGTGTATTATTTCCACCGACTCCACCCATTTCCTCGATTGCTTCTTTAAAAGCCTGTTTCATGGCAGGGATCGGACTGACAATCTCTGTATCACGGTTATTATCTCCCAATATAGCCGCAAATTCTCCCGCACGCGGAGGTACTACCGTGCCTGTAGCCAAACGGGGGATTCCGTGTAGTGACAGTTCATAAGCTGATACAGGATAGCCGTTTCTGCCTCTGGACCCACTATTGGAATATCCAGACGACGCGGCACGCTTACCTGCGTTGATAGCTATTACAGCGGCAGCAACTCCAGCTGCGATAGAGGCTGCCATCACGGCTGCTCCAGCTGGGCCAGATAACGCTCCCAGAGCAACTGCCAGAATTCCCGCGGCGGATGCCAGCGCCAGTACACCGGTAATAACTTTCTCTGTTGGAGTCATAGAGTCCCAATTCAAAGCCAATACAGAAATTAAAGAAATAATACTGGATATAGCAAGTGTCAAAGGGCTTATACTTGATACAGTCCGAGATAACATAACGATCACCTGTTCGCCAATTGTTATGAAACCGCCCAGTCCACTTATGAGTTTAGCTATCCCTGTAACAAATTCCGTGATTTTCCATGCCGCAAAAAACGCCAACACCGCCAACGTTATATTGGCTACCAAGGTCTGATTCTGTGAAATCCAATCAGAGAATCTTGTAAGCCATTCTACCAGTTTTTCAAGGGCTGCTATGATAAGCTGCCCCGTCCACTGTCCAAGCGGCTGCAGGAATTCATCCCATAACCATAATGCCAATGGTTTCAGTGCATTCAAAATTGAGGACAGTACCTTTAAAGCTGCCGATATCAAATCAAAAGCGGCGGGCACGGCATTCTCCAATCCCCACTTTGCCAGCGGGAGAAGCACGTCACTGAGAAACCACAAAAGCAACTCACCTATTGCATTCACTATGGGGCGCATATTCACTAATACCCCATCAAAGGACACAAGGAGCGGAGAAAAATCAAGGGTCGCCGACCATGTTCTAATTTCCCCTGTTGCATCACGAAAAAATCCAGTTACCTCCAGCAAAAGATCGCCCAGATGGCGCATGATAAGCAGGCCTGTATTCCCACTTGTCCATGCCTCATCAAATCCCTGTGCCAAGTTCCCAACTGTATATAAGAGATTGGAAATAGAAATCAGAACGTCATCCGTTACAGCCTTCCCGTAGCCCTCTTTTTCCCACACAGTCATAAATGTACTGCCTACATCGCTGCCCAACTTTTTTAGCTGGTTAAGGGCAAATTCTGCTGCGTCCATAACTGCAGATCCGTTTTCATCCCAGGACTGCTGCATAGGGTCAAAAAGCCCGGAAAGGATTTCCTTTACCCTATCCGCAAATTTTACGATATCCGTTTCAATCTCTACAGTTTCAAACATCTGATCCGGTGTTGGAGGTTTGTATGTTTCTGCTGACTGAGCATCACTTCCCTGTGCCTGTATCAGATCATCAAATGCAAATGTCAGTTTTTTAGTTGCCTTTTCCTTCTCTTTTAATTCATCATTGGATTCTTTTAAAGAGGCTGCATAATCTTCCTCCACATCCACAGCCTTTACAAAGGTACTTTTTCCTGTCAGGGCAGCGATAAACTGCCCTGCATAGGTCGCCCCCATAGATAACAGATCAATAATCTGCTTTAATGCGGGGGCTGCCACCTGTAATGCCGGCGCAAATGCCGTTGCAAAGCTGTTTTTAAGCCTCGTATTAGCTGACATAAGCAGGGATGCGCTTTTATTGGTCTCGTCTGAGTACCGGGCCAGATTCTGGAAACCTTCTTTTATCTGATTCTCAATCATGCTTATAGAACGAAAAACCAGTGAAAAAATAATGGAACGCCCCAGGGTATTTAATCCTTTCCCAGTGCTTTTTGCGGACTTCCCCGCTTTATTTAGGGAATTTCTCATTTGATTTGCGGATTTGTCGACCCGTTTCTGCCCCTGATCTGCGTTCAAAAGAGAACTTTTATATTTCTCTGCCGCTTTTTTAGCCAACATCAGTCCCCTGTATGCCTTATCATACTCTGCATCTCCCAGACCAAGCCCTTTTCGCTCTGCATAATACAGTTTTTCTTGATAGTGGTCTAACTCATCCTGCAGTGTACGGAACTTAAAATCTGTACTGCCAATAGATTCTCCAACGCGGTTAAAAAGCGCAGAAATATTTCCGGGAAAATGTTTGAAAGCATTAACCGCCAAAAACACAGTATCCTTAAAACTGGACACACTTTTTTCTTCCTTCTGTGTTTCGGCAGTGACCGCAGTTGATGCCTGCCGCGCTGCCTCTTCCAGTTCCTTATTTTTAGCAATCATAACATCTACATCATTTCCATAGATATCATACCGTTTTCCATTGTCTGGTGTTGCCAATACAGACGCATTGTTGTTCGTGATGGTTCCTGAAAATACTGACGCTTTCTCTTTCCTGAGCCGCTCCATCTCGTCTGCTGCCTTTTTGGCAGCTTCTGCCATGCCGTCTACTTTACGGGAGGTTGCAGACACTGCAGTCCCTGAATCTGAAAACGTTTTGTCCAATTTTGCAGATAAACTGTCTACCAACGCAGAAAGCCTATCTACCGCCTTTTCCAGACTGGAAGTTTCAAAACCAGAGGTATCAATCTTCGTGTCAAATATTAAGCTGCCATCTGATGCCATGCTCTCACCTCATTTCCGGGTATAAAAATAAGACGCCTTTCGACGCCTACCCCAATAGCCTATTCCAATAGTCAATTTCTGCCTGTTCCTCTTTTGTGTGTTTACGTTTCAAATCACACTGTCTTTTATTATTCCGGTAAAATTCCTGCTCCCATTTTTCCAGTTTCTTTCCCTTTGCTCTTTTCTGGCGAATGCCAAGAACCGTAGAAAACGTTCCTTCTTCTATTTCCATAAAATATCCCATAAATGTCCACCAATGGACGTATTCTTTCCCCCTTACCTCACATCCGGCAACTTTGTTTACTGCCGGAAATATGATCGCCTCATCTTGCTCCCAATCCATTACTTTTACCGGACTTTTTTTATCCTCTTCCTGCTGTCCACAGTCCAGAAACCACAGCGCCTGCTTGATAGCTTCTGGAAAAGCGTCTGGGGGGATACAGTTTAAGTCCCCATACAGTATGGTCAGCATCACTTCATACTGTTCATCCAAATATAATTCTGGATCATTAAACGCCTGCATGATAACGAGGATATCACGGAAATCGGTTCTGATATCAAGAACACTGCCTGACACAGTTAAGGACGTCGGCAGCCTGCCTATCATTTTGAATATCCTCCAGTATATTTTTTCACACGCGCCTGACTGGCGGCATTAAATTCAGCAATCTCGTTTTTGATAATCGACATCATGGAGAGCATAAAGGCTTCAAAAAGGAACATCTTTTCCTTCCCCACAGTACATAAAGGGGACTGTCCAGCAAACACAGTGTCATAAACGTCTGCATTAAATATATAGTTCAGTTCCTTCCGCATCATGGAATTAAATGATCGTAAAGCGTCTGACGATTCTTCTGATCCATCTACAGGCGTTCCGTCTGGATTTAATGGGATTCTTTTAATTTGCTCCTGATATTCTGCTATATGTTTCTGCGCCTCTTCTGATCGGATGAGCAAGTTCAGATCTCCTGGATTGATACGAATCACCCTTGCCTCGTCCCCATTGATAGAAAATGTTTTTATTCCCTCATCAAAATTGATACTTTGCATCCTTTACCTTCTCCCCTTCATTCCTTTCCATCCTCTGTAAACGTCTTAGTTGCTAATGCAAACAGTCCCTTGACCCGATTCCCGGTATGATGTACATTAAATGGAATCTGGTATCCGGTTGTATCACCTCCATAGCTGGAAACCTCAATAATAGCATCTTCCTTATACGCAACATAAGAACCTGTCTTTGTCTCATGCTCTTCCCAAAGATGCACCTCTACTACAGAGGTTTTCAGATCATCCAGCGTCTGACGCTCGTCAATAATGGTCTGCAAACGCCCAAACAAAGGATCCCCAATCTCTGCATAATACGGCTCGGCGGATGCCTGGGGCTGATAGCTATCCAGATTTACGGATGTTTCCCCCCAGATATTACTTTTGGTGTCTACATTGGCATTCATTTCCACGTTAAACTCTTCCAGGTCCTTGCCTAAGCGGACATATTTCGCTGTACCCCCGGAAGCTGCCGGCGCTGCCGCATCAATATAGTGTGCCATGAATTTACGCTTGATTTTCCCTGTTACTGTTCCTGGCATTTAAAATTCCTCGCTTTCTATTTTGTACTGGGCGTAGATCTGTAACTGATACATTACGCCGCTGTCAATGGTGTCTCCCATCAGCCCCATGCTCATTGCATTGGCTGTAGTTGCCTTCAAAAAAGTTCCTTTTAACTCCTGATCTCCAGCCTGAAATGTCAACCCATCCCCGGAAGGCAACCGCTCCAGCCAGATCGACAGCTCCAGAAGGAAGTTGCTGTTCGCCAGCCGGTTATAATCCGTAAAAGACTGACCGACCGCATACATAACAAAATTATGCTGCCGGATCTGGTTCCCCAGCACATCCTCTTTTACCAGGCTGTCCCCGTTGCTGGACAACCCATAGTTAACCGGCTCCGGCTCCGTAAAATCAATATGGATCTCATCCCCGGCCAGAAACTCAGATATCTTTGGGTACTCCGTCAATGTCTGGCGCATATAATCTATGATTGTCATTAGTTTCCCCTCCTGTCTGCCAGAGCCTGTGCCGCCCGGAGGATATCATCCTTGTGGTCTGCTTTCATCCGCTCAAACCACTTCTTCCCCCTCATAGGGGCCCCGGCGTAGGTCAGTTCTTTACCTGTAGGCACTTTAATCTCATTCTTTTTTGCCCAGGCGCTGCCTGTACTGGGAGACACATACAGAACGCCCTCATAGAGGTAATGGGCATATGGCCCAGGGATATCAATCTGCCCGGATCCGATCACTGTTGCCATAACCATCATGTGTTCCAGCTCTCCCGCCTGCCTGCGGGGCATATATGGGGCCATGTACCTCATGCACTCGCTGTCTACCAGCTTTTGCACTGGCCCTCCTTCCTGTAACCCACGGGCTCCCAGAAGATCCTTCGGAGGCTTCATTTCAAATTTAATTTCCATATCTGCCTCCTTACTTGCAGGACAGTTCATAATGCCATACGGATTCGCTGCCATACAGCCTTTCATCCACAGTAGTAACCGTCACATAGTTATAAGCAGCCTTTAAGGCTGCCAATGATTTCGACAAGGTCTCTTGGCTGTCGCAGTCAATCTCATCCAAGACAACACCTTTAACAGCCAGATCCTTGCCTCTGGTAAATCGCAGAGAGCTGTCCAGATTCTCATAGGGGATTACCAACAGGACAGAGGCTGCATCCCTCTGCCCTGTCTTAAGAAATGTGGACTGCTGCACATCCTCCCAATACACTCCCTCAATGGGAACACGGGTATAATGCACATCCTTGCCCTCTTTGCTGTACAGATACAGCGTTACGTCTGCGTTGGTATACATATCACACCCCCTGATAACACAGGCCGGTATTTCCAAGCCATTTCATCACGATGGCCCTCTGTTCTCTGGTAAACGCAGAATTGCTTTCTCCAGTAGTTCCGAAGCTGACAGAATAAGTTCCTATCTTCTCTGACGTTTTCCCTCCAGCATCTTTCCTCTGCTTTTCCCTGGCATACTCTGTTTCTGCCAGTTCGCAGCAGCACAGACGCGCTGCCTCTGGAATCTTGGCCGCATTCTCCAGACGGCCGAACGTATAGTGGTCAATGATCTGGCTGGCCTGACGGGCATAAAAGTCAAAACCGGCGCTGATGGCCGGCTTACGCCCCAGCAGGTATCGGTCCGTATAAAATCCTTCATCTGCATAACTCATCAGCACCATGGCTCCTTTCTACGCATTGGGGATCAGAGTGATCGCCTTAGGTACCGCAGCCTTGTCTACAGTTACGGTCTCCGTGATCGTACCATACCCATTCTTTTTGATCTTTGCCGGATAAGTACCTGGACGCAAATAGAACTCTACCACGCCGGCGGCGTTGGTTTTCAGTCGGGAACCATTCACATCCACAATAGCGCCTTCAACGGCCTTAGGCTCGCTGTTGTTATCCTTGACTGTAAAAGTAACCTTCTGGGTGGTTACTGCAGTTGCAGGCTCCAGATATGCAAACGGGCAGCCCACGCGGTCCTCATCCATACGGGTTGCAGGGTTCGGCAGCGCCCAGCCCATACGGAACACGATTCGCAGCGCTACCATGTCCTGCTGGGCCAGGTTGTAGACGATCTCCTTTGTAGCAGGATCCTGAATAATACCCTGATCCAGAATCTTTACAGTGATATCCTGACGGATTGCATATACAGCCTGCTTAAAGTCGCCAATGATCAGCTGCGCAATCGTATTGTCAAATGCCCCGTTCTGAGGGAAGTACATCGGCGCACCATCCAGTGCATAGTTTGTAGAGCCCTGCATATCGGATTTAAAGATAGGGGTTCCGTCAGTAGATTTAACCCCTCTCAGTTTTGCCCTCATTCCCATAGAAGCCAGAGCACCTGTGGACATATAACCATCTTCCTCTACCTTGGAAATCACGCCGCCTTCTCCAAGAATCAGGTCATAATAATCAGGACTTCCTCCAGGTGCTACGTTATTGCCCGCCTGACGGGCCAGTGTAACGATATCGTTCTGCCATTCTGCCGGACGGTTCACACCGAAGATAGCGGCACTGTCTACTCTCTGGCCGATTGCCTCATTCACTCTTGGAGTGATTTCTCCAAAAATGTCAAACTCTGCGTCGTCCAGGACTGCCTCCGGAATCGGAACGATGACTGCCAGTTCTGCCGCATTGATATACACGTTATCCCATGCCTGCTTGCTGGTCTGCTTCATACCAGTGTCACCGTTTACCCAGTAAGCAGTCGGCAGGAAATCCAGTACACGGATACGGGTCTGATTGCTTGTCATGTTCGGCAGCTTGCGTGCCAAAGACATGAATACAGACTGTTTGGGCGCATCCTGAAAAATAGTGGATACCACCTGTTCACGGATAATGGCCTCTGCATCGGCCCTGCTTGTAATATGTACTGCCATATTGTTTCCTCCTTATTCTCTTCCTAAAATGTTTCTTAATGCTGCATTCGCTCTGGCTTTTGTGTCCTCTGCTGCCGCACCGCCCGGACCAGGCGTAGTGGAAACCACCCTGGGGATATTGATATCCTGAAACAGATAAGCATTATCCTTCTTTACAACATCCAGAGCTGCCTTAATATCTGCCTCCTGGTTCTTGCTGGCCTTCAGCTTTTCGACATCCAGGAACGGCATGACAGCCTTCAGATCACGCGGCTTAAAGCCCTCTGCTGTTGTCTTCAGAAGGTCATTGAAATCCCTGTCTGCAATCTGTTTCTGGTACTCAGTTTCTTTTACCGCCAGATCAGAAGTCAGCTGGGTAATCTTTCCCTGAAGTTCCTGCACATTTACGCCCTCAAAACTTTTAAGTGTAGCCTGAGCTGCTGCAAGCTGCGCCTTATAATTGTCGCGGTCCTGCTTAACTCCATTCAGCTCTCTGCCATACTCGGCCATAACATAATCGATCTGCTCCTGTGTCAGACCTTTTGCCTGTAAATCTTCTGTTTTCATTTCATACTTCCTTTCTTTCCATGATTCGCCGTTAGGTTATTTATAGGTGTGTAACCATCCACCAAACGAATGACTGTTTTAGGTCTCATCATCTGACCGAAAAAAAACATAAAAATAACACCCAGGCCCCGCCTGCGTGCTTATGACTAATTCTATGACTTGCTATGACTACAATTTTACGCTTTCCATTACTGCCCGTGCTTCCAACACAGCGATATAATCCGTCATAGCCTTTACCTGCATATTGTAGGTACTTCTGGGGCAGGTCGGCTCAAAGTCCAGCATATCCTGATCCCACTTATCCAGCATAGCTTTCAGTTTGCGGTATCGAATCACAATCTGATAATACTCGGCCCTAAAGCGTTCCTTGTAATCTGGACTGCTCATCATCTCAGCTGTATCATCTAATCTCATTTCTCTCTTGCACTCACTCATCTCTTAATCTCCTTTCCGCACTTAACGCACCGCCGCACATACCCGCCAGCCTCCCGGCTCCAATGCTTACGGTACCTGTGCCTGCATCTGCGCTGTCTCCACCATGTAATCAGTCCCATGAGCTCACCTCCCCTCACTCAACCAGTTTCCAGCCTGATGGGTACGCATCCGGCCCCCATACGCAGCCGTCCATCTGGCAGATATACCGCTTGCCGTCCGTGTAAGTCATCTTATCGCCGGTGTTATAAGCGTCATGTGCCCCGGTGGGCTGTACCCATGCGGGGTACTCCTCCGTCTCTGGCGGGGTGACGCTGCCGCCTTCCAGCTTGGCGATCCGGCCCGTCAGGCTGAGGATTGTCTTTCCCATCTCAGTCATGTTGGTGTACAGGGTGTCGACCTGTTTCTGCAATGGGGCATAACTGTTTTCCGGGTCGGCGCGGGTACGGGCCAGATCAACCAGCTCCGTGCGCTCCTCATCCGTGAGGGCGCCTTGGAGCCAGATGGTATCGATCTTTTTCAGAATATCCGTCAGTTC